AAGAGATCGTCAATCGTTACTAATCGCTCAGTATGCTTTGCATGAGCTGCAGGAACAATTTCTGAGCCTGGAGTATGGTAAGCTGCTGAACGATTCTTACCTGTCATAATAAACTGTGCAGATTTACCATTTTTAATGGTGCGAACTCTGCAATAGTCCATCATGATATTTTTTGTTTGAAAGGCTGTCATTACTTCACCAGCATAAAGCTTTAGAAATAATGCCCTAGTGTTTCCGGTGGCGTTTATCTCACCAGAACGATGGCCTACATAATTTTGTGCCATATTTTTCCTTTAATTGTCATTAAGTAGTTATGCTATTTTACTAGCACGTTGATACGTACCCTCGTATTACTACATAGACAATTAAAGTTATCCTCCTCAGAGGGCATTAACTGTACTGAATGTGTATTCTTGGGTTACATGAGGTTAGATGATTCTAGTTTTCTAGAAACTTCTTCCCTAAAAGCAGGGTCACTAAGATATTTAGGATCTCTCATTGCTTCCGACATTTGCGCTAATGACGAATAACTTCCTGATCCTAAACCACCTGTAGTTCCCTGTATAAGATTTGGTGGACTTCCATTTTCCAATTTAAACTGAGCGTTAAGAGATTTTACAGCAAACAAACTATCATTCGGATTGTCGCTCTCTATTGCTCTATTGAAAGAGTCTTGATCTGATTTACTCAAAGAAGTTTTTGCCCACTCTAATAAATTTGCGTATTCACTTGGTCCTCCTACAGAAGCATGTACTACTTCAGTCATTTTATCTGCTATTGCTTGTTGACCCTGAATCCATGAATCAACTACTTCAGTAGCAAGTCCTTTTTCTTTTAATTCAGCATAAGATTCAGGAGATAATCCAGAAGTATCATTAAATTCTTTTGCATACTTATCATAATTAAGTCCCTGATCTGCTAGTTGCTTTTTTGCTTCTTCGATAGTTGGTTGAGGAGTCTGCGGAGGAGATGTAACCTCATCGCTGTTCGCAACAGACTCCGTTCCTAATGATAATTTCTTTTCTAAGTCCTTGTAGGCTTGTGCCATATCTTCAGGACTTTTGAATTTATCTGGCAACCATGAAGGTTGTTGATCTTCACGTTGTACTGAACTAGCTTCTTCTGCTAGTTGTATCATAGATTCTTCGTGTTCTTTAGTTCCTTCTACAGGAGTAACAGAATCTTCATGTGTACTAAGTTGAATTGTATCTGCCATTTTCTTACCTCTTTTAAAGTTAATTATTCATTTGAGGTGGAGGTGCTTCTCCTCCTCCCATTTGTCCCATTTGTTTTGCCATTTCTGGAGTAGCTTTTTCAGCTATTTTACCCATCATTTGCTGATTAACCATTTGTGCTTGTGCTGCTTCAGCTTCCTGTGCCTCAAGTTGTTTCTGTTCTTCAGACTTTACTAATCCTTCAGTATCAATTCCAAGTGATCCTGCAAGTCTATTGATGTAATCTGAAATATTTAACTCTTGTAATGCTTCTGGACCAAGAGGTACTAGACTCTGCATAAATTGTCCTAATTTATTTAGATCTTCTCCTCTACCAAGAGCTTCAACTCCAGTAATAATAAGAGGTTTTAATCCTTCATCAGGTAACACAGGTATTTTCTTTTCTTTACCCATCTTGTGCATTAACAGTTCCACTAAAGGTAATTGGAACTCTTGTGAGAGAACTGCATATACTCCTCCTAATGCTATCTCAAGCTCCTGATGAGCTATTCTAATTTCTTGTGCAGTAACACGTTCAGCATCTCTTCGTATAGAACTATTCATTAGAAAGACTCTTGATAATCTAGTCTGTAGTAACTGTATAGTCTGTTGTGCTACAGCAAAGTCCTGAGACTTACCAAGCTGAAGAGAAGATACATCAGTATCATCACCTGTTACTATAGCTCCGTTAGGAGAGTCAGCAAGAGTTTTAATTCTTGTAGTACCATTTGGTCTAACTAAGAACAATACTTTAGCTGCTGCTGCAGAACCTTCAACAATAGACTGAGTTAATGACTCTAAAGATTTTAGATCTCCTAAGTATTCTTCTACATATCCTCGTCCATAATCTTCTCCATCCATTGCAGTAAAACGTAAAGCAAGAAAAGGACACTTATTCTTTGTGTATGTACCTTCAGATCCTGGAACTGTAAGACCATTTAATTCTTGGTGAACCTTCCAGTTTTTTCCTGTAAATTTAACACATGTAAACAAATCATAATTCTTTGTAGTCTCTTCAGATTCAGAATCAGTCAGAAGTTCTTTAGTACTTTCAGGTAAAGACAGAGGAGATAAAGATTCTTTAGTTATAATTTCTAATACATTACCCATTGCATCACGTTTAACTACATAACGATCCAAACGAAAAACTCTTACCTGTTCTTTAGGAGGAAGATATACAAGAACATTTCCTGTAACAATAAGTTGTTTGAGGGCTTCAGAAATAGGAACTCTTAATCCTCTAACTTCAACTTCTTGCATTACCATACGTTCAATCTTTGCTAAAGACTCTTCAGCTTCGGATCTCTGTTCTGATAGTAGTGCTTCTAGTTCTGCGTTATCTACGACTAAACGGAAGAAAGGAGCATTAGGTGGAAGCAAGGTCATTAGAAGTTTGGAGCTTAAATTATTTACTCCTTCTGCTCCAATAGATTGAAAAGGAGTTGTAAATTCTGTTGTACTTCTATGATCTTGTTGAGGTAGGAGACTAGGGATGGTAAATAAGGAAGCTTCTCTTCCTCTGTTTAGATAGTTTTCTCTATCAGATGAATACTTAGTATACTTTCCTTTAACTACGCCTTCTTCAGCATATTCAGAGTCAATATTAATTTCAGTCTTTGTATACTTTTTCATGCATTAATTCGTAAAGATGATCTTGCCTGTGCTTTTGCTTTGTTTGCTGCTAACTCTCCAGCTTTTTTATTTGCTGTTGTTCCAGAATAAGCTGATTGATCTGGATCTACAGTTACAGAAGAAGGGTTTGTAGTGCCATGAATGAAGTCAGTGAGTTCCTGTCCTTTTTCTCCTATAAAATTAAACAAACCTGTTACTTCATTGTTTAGTTTATTACCATAATAAGCCGCACCTCCTGTAAGATCACCAAAAGAAGAATTTTGTAAGTTACCAAACTGTGATGTGTTAGGTTGGCCTAACGTACCTAGTTTTTCAGTACCAGTAGTTAGTCCTTCGTTAAGTACATCACCAGTTTGACTTAAAACATTACCAGCGATGTCTGCTGCAGGCTCTAAAGATTCTCCGAAGGTTGTAGCAGTATCTCCTATAATGTCTGTAGCTGTTCCTACTGGATCTTTCACAACATCATCAATAGTTTCAGCTGCTGAAGTAATTGCTGAAGAAATTGGATCTGCTCCTCCTCCTCCACCTCCATTTCCTACTCCACAAAGAATAAGCTCACCTTCATAATCAAAAGATTCTGAGGATTTTTCTACCAGATGATTATCTAGCCATTCATAATTTATTTCTGTGTATATTTTCATAAGTTTATAATGGGACGTAGTATTGGTAGCGGATTATTATTTTTTCATTTGCTGATTCTGCAACTTTTTTTGCTACTTTAATAAAATAATCAAGATCAGTATAAGCTGTAATTCCTTTACAATTATTTTCTTTTGCAAAAGTTTTCATTACAGGATAACCATCAATCCAGCGTTGAATTATAGTATCGTTCTCAACATCTTTAGTACGAGTCAACGAAAACAATAGTAAAGTTTTTGTTTCTGTAAACTCACAAATTTGAACGTGTGTTAATAATAAATAGTCATGATCACCATCAATCCATAAATGCATTTGATGATTAAAAGGATTCATAAGTCTATTGAAAATCCCTTTTAATGTTTCTTCTGTCTTACCTTCAACAAAAGCTAAAGCTCCCTCAGTTGAAACTATCGAAGTTCTAATTTCTTCTTTGTAAATTTTCCAGTTCTCTTTTATCTTTCTTTGACTCAGTTGTTTTAACACTTATCCTCCTTGTATTAATTAAACAGTAGGTCTAATTCTCAGATTCATATTTCTACTACGAAACTTATTCGCTTTAAATTCAGCTTCTTTTTGTTTAATTGTTTTTCCAGAACCAGCAGTATACTTTTCTAATTCAACATCAGGAGTTGAACCGCTATTCATCATACACATCTTCTATACTTTCTTTATAAGTAGCTTCAATAACATTAATTAAATCTTGTTGTCCTTGAAGAAATCTAATTCCTTCGATAGTTGTTGAGGCATTTACTGGTAATTTATTTGGAAAAGTTTCTTTTAACCATACTAATAAATCTTCAGAGATATTATATTTTCCTATCATAAGTAACCTTTCTATTCCTAGAGTGGTACTTTTGTGTATACTAAATCAAAAGCATACACATAAGTATCTGTATTTACTATACTATCTCACATGCTCCCCCTGAGCAAGCAAGCTCCTGTGAAGACACAGTATAATCATCGCTTTCATACTCAGAAAGCTTAGTCCAATCAAGAACAGGCATCTTTTTAAGGAGTGCCTTATACTCTTTTTGAGAGCAATCCTGATAAGGTGCTTGCTTATAAATGTGGTCAGAATAAGGTAGAAAAGATACTCCTGAAATTGAATCAAAGTTTCTATATACAAAGGCTCCTACTTCTAACCATTCATCTTCTTTTACAGATATAGTTTGACTAACTTTATGTTCCGTAAATGCTTCGGTGTATACTGTATGTAACACAAGCTGATCAATAGCTCCTAAAGAGTCTCTACATAAAGCATCTTTTGGAGACTTCATTCCAAAGGAAAATACTGTTCCTGTCTCTGGCTTAACTACATCCTTCTCAAATGGAACTCCCTGTTCAATCATAAACTTTGTTATAGGATCTTTGTTGTCTCCTCTAACTGTGCGTACATAATAAGGAGAATGCCTAGTATGTATTCCAGAAGCAGAGTCAACTAACTGACTAACTGTTCCACTAGGTTTGATTGCAGTAATAGCAGCAGAAGGATTGATACCAATCTGATCTGACATCCATTGATTCTGACCTTTAGCTATAGCTTTAAGACCTTCTAACTTTTCAAAGAGAACTTCAATCTCTTTAGGAGATACAAGGTTATGTCCATTGGTAAGTTTGTTATCCATAATACCAGTAAGAGACACACCTAGTAACCTCTCTTCTTCACAGTTTGTTTTCCATTTGTTAGAAATATACCTGAAATTTGTTAGAGTACTCTGCCAAGTTCCTAAGACTGTTGCTAGTCGAATCTTTCTTTGGATATCTTCCCAAGTATCCTCGCTCCTCACTACTGCTTCAGTAAGGTTACAGAACTCTTTAGGTCTAAGTATTATTTCAGAACAAGGATTGGTTCCAAAGTCATCAATACCTTCTCTTCGTTTACCTAGTTTTTCGGTGTGCTTCTTAGCATTTGCAGAAGAGAAGATACCACGCTCACCACTTTTAGACATATATAAACTTCTCCACTCTTTCAAGAATGTTCCGATGTCTGGTTTTGTGTGGTAGTTTGCTGAGTTGTTAGCTAAGTATCTCTGAGCATTCTCATAACCAAACTCTCCAGATTTACAGGTTCGTACTTCATCATCTCCAAGATCTGAAAGAGACAGTAACGCACTTCTTCTTACTCCACCTACTACTATACATTCTGCAATTTTACAGACTATATCATGGCACTCAAGAGGACGTAACTTACGATTTCTAGCCTTCTTAAATTTCTCAATAGTAAAATTAAACAATGCTTCTAGAGGTTCAGGTCCTGATGCTCTACCTCCAAAAGTTTTTAAGACTGCTCCTGCAGGACGAACTGCGCTGAGATCCCAGCTTGGAATCAAGCCAGACCAAAGTAAGGAAGTCAGTTCTTTAAATGCTTTAGCCCATCCTAGTTTACTATCTCTGACTCTGATGATTGTATCAGTTGGATACAGACTTGATGGTATTACTGGAAGCTGATTAACGTGTTTAGATTCTACACTAAACCCAACGCCAGTTCCGTTCATAAGAATATATAGAATCTCATCGAATGCTCTAGTAGAATCTATAGCCGTGTACGCACAGTTATATCCTGCAATGTTTTCCTTTTTCAATGCAGGTCCTGCGGTCATTAGGCATCTCATTGAGGGCATAATTTGCAGAGAAAGTACTGCTTCTTCCAATTCCAACCTAAGCTTCTTAGGAATTTCGTAAGAAAAATTTTCCTGTAAATGTTCCTCAAAGAATTTAAAATATCTAGCAACTGTTTCTTCCCATGTTTCTCGTCTTCCTTTTTCAGGAACCCATCTGGAATAACGACTCAGATGTATATACTCTTGATACTGGCTGGGTAATTTATTCATTTTTTATCCTCTCTCTTTCTATAAGTTTTTCAATGTAAGTTCTAGCTTTTAATAAATCGTTTAAACCTCCTTTATGAGGATAACGTGATACATATTTAATCACGTTACCTTCTAAGAAATCTAATTCATTGGCAGTAATATACTCCAAAGGTTGAATCCCAAAGCCTACTTTATCATAGTGTTTAGGATTAGTTACCTCTTCCTCTTTAGTTTGAGAACTTCCTCTTAGTATTTCATCCAAGTCATAATTACTCATGTGGACTCCATAGTTTAACTTCTTCGGTTTGTCTATTGTACTCGCACTTCCTGAGTATCCTTGCCATACGAGCATTCAAGATAGCATCTTTTTCTTTTAGTCCTGCTTTCTCATACCTAGTTACTACAGTTTTCCAAAGGTCTTCTCCTTTTGTAGTAGCAGATCTTAATAATTTTTCTGCTGTTACTTTACCTACACTAGGACAACCTTTATAGTTATCAACTGTATCTCCTGTTAAAGTTTGAGCAAAGAAATTAAAGTCAGCTTCTTTTTCAGATAAAGTATATAACTTTTTAGTCTTTAGATTCCAATGAAATCCTGGAATAGTTAAGAGATCTTTATCTTCACTTACAACTACATAATCATTTGTTAAACTATCGGTAGTAGCAATGATTCCTATTACATCATCAGCTTCTAAGTTTGTAATTTGTTTGAAGGTATATTTATCCTTACAGTATTCTAATGCTCCTGTAAAACATAAAGGTTTTCTTCCTCCTCTTCGGTTAGATTTATACTCAGGATTAATTTCTTTACGATAGTTATTTTTGTCAGAGAAACAAAGGATACTTCTATCAGCTTTCATCTCTTCAACTATTAGACTAACTTGATCATCAATTATAATCTTTACTTTCTCAAGATCAGACCAGAGTATCCATTGATCGTTACCCCAATTCACTTCTTCTTCTGCTACTCTACATGCTTTATAAAGTATGATGTCTGCATCTATTACTGCTACTCTTTCTTTTCTCATATTTCCTCTTATAGTTCAGGTGGATTATTAAATACTTCAGGATCAGTTAGATCGTAAGCATAATCTTCATAATCTCTAAAGATTATATTTTGTTTTTCAAGTATTCTATGTGGAATGATATAGATTTTTGGAAACTTCACTAGAAATAAAAAATCAAAATCATCTTTACTATACCTGAAGTATTTTACATTATCATTTTCTGTTCTCCTATTGTGTGTGCGTTTTAAATATAAATACTCTTTTTTCTCTGTTGTTTTAACTTGAATAGTAATCCATTTATTATCTCTATTAACTACAAAATCAAATCTACTACTTGGATTGCAGGGTTCAAATATATCATACTTCCATCTATGTAGTAGATAACGTGTCAGATCTTCTCCTGCTAATCCTACAAATTGATTATCTCTTCCCATTGACTCTAAGTTAGTGGGTTTCTGCCCAAGTTGTTCCGATTGAGTACTCTCCTGAGAGTGGTATTCGGAGTCCCAATCCAATCCCTGTAGTGGTAATTGCCTCGACACATAGTCTACCGATTTCTTCTGCATAGTTCTCCTTTACTGTTAGTTGTACTTCATCATGAACAAACGCAACCTGAGAATAATCTTCACCACGTTTGAACCCTTTTTGATTAAGTAGTGAATGCATTTCCACTACCCATTGCTTACAAATAATAGCTCCTGCAGATTGTAGGAGTGTATTCAGAGCTGCATGTTTAGATCTAACTGGTACTCGTCTTCCGTCTAATCCTATGATAGCTCCTAGTGCTTCAGCTTTCTTCTGCACCTTAGTCCTAAGTTGTTTAAGGGCTGGAAGTTGAGCAAGAAATTTCTTCTTTAATATCTTACCTTCCTTCTGACCTTTACCAACAATTTCCCCAATCTTTTGATCTCCTGCACCATACAGAAAACCATAAATGAAGGTCTTGGCTTGATCCCTCGTAGCCAAACCAGCAGCTTCTTGATTAACAGTATGTATATCTTCCTCCAACAGTTTTTTACCATACTCACCATCATCATAGTTAGCAAGATAATGCGATAAACACCGCAACTCAAGACCAGAGACATCAATCCCCAATAGTTTCTGTCCTCTATTCGGAACAAATAAAGACCTGCAGTCTTTCCCATAGGGTGCATTTGTATTTGGAACCTGAGCGAGGTTCGGGTTTGAGTGAGATGCCCTAGAAGTCGATGCTCCCATCGTGTTGACTCTGCCATGTAACCTCCCATGTTTCACTAGTTTTAGCCATGCTTGATCCCCTTCAGCAAGTTGACCAATGCGTTTATTTAACATCAAGTATTCAGACATTAGCTTTGCTTCTGGATACTCTAACTTTTTGAGAATACTCTCATCAACTTTAGCTTCACCTGATGGAGTGAAGTCTCTTGGTTTCCAACCTCTAAGTTCCTTGAGTCGTTTTGCAATGTGTTGTCTTGAGTTAGGATTGAATTCAATAATCTTAACTTTAGAATAGAGTTCATTCCTCCGTAGTCCCTCGTTAATGAGCCACGAGCCAAATACTTTTCGGAGTTTCTCTCCGAGTTCTTCTCTTCTTGCTGCCAGCTTATGATATAATTCAACAGCTTGTTCCTCATTAAATGCAAATCCATTTTTCTCCTGTTGGTTACAAATTTCGGCTATATTATGTTCCAATCGTATACTATTTTCACTTGGTAAATTCGCCCTTAAATTTTTCCATAAAATATGCGTTAGTTCTACATCATTAATACAGTAGTCAACCATCTCCTGAGAAAACTCTTTAAAGTCAGAATTTTTACCAAAGTTTCCCTTGCTATGGTTAAGTCTGTATCCCCATGCAGCTAAAGAATGTGATCCCCAAAATTTAGGTTCCAATATTTTAACAGAAGAATCTTCACTCCTCAGATCTGAATGAATTAATCTAGATAGAATAAGAGTATCTGTAACCTGTTCTACAGGAATCACAAGACCATACAATCTCCTCAGAACTTCTAAGTCAAATCCTAAGACATTATGACCTACTATATGATTAGCTTTTAATACAACTAAAGCTTTCTCAATCTGTTCTTTTGAAATTGCTACTTCCACTCCAAAATGTTGACTCTTCATTACTATACAATGAACCTTAGTGACTGTATCTAAGAGTCCATCGGTTTCTATGTCTAGTATTATGTTTTCCATTAGAAATCCTCCTTATTCTCCTTTTCAAATCCATAAGATTTAGCTTCATCAGGTGATGCAGTAACTACCATTCTTCCAGTTTCTTTAGAATAATGTAGAGTATCTGCAACTCCAGTTTCTCCTGTCCACCTGTTCTTTAGGACTCTGATGGTTGTNAGATCTGGATTCTCCTCATCTTGCTGGTTTCTCTCACATCCAATTACTATGTCAGANAGTTGAGCAATCCCATGAGAACCTCTTAACTGGTTCAAGGTAGTTCTGACTCCTTCTTCATGACCTTTATCTCCTGAAGGTCTTCGTAAGTGNGATACGAGAATCAGAGANCATTGAACTTCTTCNACTAAAGAACGTAGTTTAGTCATTACAAAGTCTAACATACGCCTTTCATCTCCACCTTCTAATCCTGAGAGAACTATGGTCAGATGATCCAAGATAATATGAGTACAACCTACCCCTTTTACAAGGTAACGTATCTTATTGAACAGATGGTTTATCTCCATACTTCCCCAATGATCATAAAGAAACAAATTTCCTGTACCTAGTACATTATCAAATGCATTCTTTAACTCTTCTGGAGTATACTCTACACTCTGGAGATGAATAGGTTTATTTAGATGAAGTCCCATGAATCCAAGAGCAGTCCTCTTAGTGTTCTCCTCAAGTGCAAGGTATCCAACTTTCTGATCTAAGAGCATTAAAGAATAAGCTATTTCTCTGCAAACCTGACTCTTACCAACTCCTGAACCTGCTGTGATTGTGATGATCTCACCTTTACGGATACCCTGAGTCATGTTATTCAATCCATTGAAAGGATAGGGCATTGAATCGGTTTCAACTGTAGTACTCACCAGATCCCATAGGTCTTTCCCATCAATGATACCATCAGGTCTGTAGCTTTTAGCATTCCAGATCTGATTGATAATTTCTGCACCTCTTCCTGCTTGGATCATTTCATTTGGATCTTTCAAGGGAAGTGTAGCAATCTTTACTTTTCCTGGAGAAAACAACTGAACGCAATCATCCACAGCTTTTTGACCTGCATCATCCTGATCGAACATCAGTATAACGGCCTCAAAATTTTCTAGGTATTCTAAATCATTCTGAATTGCTTTCCTTGCTCCTGCAGCTCCAGTTGGGATGGATACTACAGGCCACTTGTTTCCTTGTGCCTGAGACACAGAGAGAGCATCCAGTTCACCTTCACAGATGGTGATCATTTTACCTTTTTCCCAAAGATGTTTTCCGTAGAGTCCTGCTTCCTTAGTATCTCCAATGAATAGAAATTCTTTGTTAGGAAACCTGAGCTTCTGAGCTACTACATGTCCATCCTTTTTGTAGTTAGCAATCTGGACTTTTTTACCTTTGAATTCGCCAACTTGGTATGACCACTTACTTACAGTAGCTTTAGTTAAACCACGCTTATTGAGTGGTTCTGATTCTCCTTTAATGAAATCCATACTATACTTCTCCTCTTGTTTAATATTCTCCTTAATATCTCCTTGTTGTCTATATCCACAACGAGGAGTAAAGCACCAACCATGACCATCATCATAGATAGCTAGGTTATCTGCTGAACCGCATCTAGGACAAGGTGCATGGGTTACACATACTGATTCTTGTTCTCCCATAATAATATCCTCTATTTATAAACTATTGATATTACAGCTTATACCTCTTTTCCCACAGACTCTTCTGGAAAAAGGGGTAATAAGAATAAATACAGTTACTTAGAGCTAACATTCACCTGTTCCACAACAACCTGTTGGAAGAAGTGAATCTTACCAAAGTCACCATCTTCCAGCCTATTCTATTGGGACTTGGTGACTTTAGATTTTTTCTCATGTATCCATGAATTAGGTACTATTGATTCGGCATATAGAAAACCATATTTCTTACACCATTCTTCACAAGTAAATCTACCTCCTTGAACTTTAGTTCTTAGTCTCTGGAATACGAATCGGATATCTAGTTCAGGATGCTGTTTTTTAATTAACTTATGTTTTCTTTGATCTTCAGCTTTGAACCATCCCTTGACTTCAATTAGTATTCCATTAGGAAGCAGAAAATCAGGAGTATATTTTTTTGGAACCTCATATTGAATTCTACTAGGTTCAAATACAAACTTGACTCTCTGCTTTTCTAGTTGATCTGCAACTAGTCCTTCTAAGTCAGACCTATAACGATTAAAAATCGTCATTATCTGTTTCAGTTGTTACTTCTTCAGTTGAAGAAACAAAAGGATTATCTGCAGGTTCCTCTGCTACAAATCCCTCTTCTTTTCCAAAGGCAGAAGTCTCGTTCTCATACTCTACTAAATCAATGACTTGAACGGCATTGAAATACATAGTGACACCGCTTTTACCATTGACAGTATATGGAACTGGAGAGTATGATACCTTAACAGTTGATCCCCAGCCGATATCCACATTACAAGGCTTCATCTGAGAATCTACAACCATGATCTTAACATCATGAGACTCTCCATTTCTTCCTTTGATGGAAGATTTCTGCTTGAACTTGAAGAGGATATCATCACCATCTTCTTTGTAAGGAACATGCTCAGATGGTTTTGCACCTGAAGACTTAACCTCTTCTGCAATCCAATCATCAATATTTCCCATCCAAGACTTTGCTTCCTTAGATTTAGCTGGAAGAAGCAGGTTAATCTGAAACACATCATATTCAGGATGTGGACTTTTAATATTTACCCATTTGCATTTCGCAGCTGGACTTACTAGTTTGGCTGTTGCCATATTGTTCTCCTTATTATATATTATGATTGATACTCAGAGAATTCATTTAGAATCTCTCGTTGAATAGGATCTAATCCATCATCATATTCTTCTTCTATCGTTTCCTCCTTATTAAAAGTTTTTATAAGATACTCTGGATCTATTCCAGAATTATTAAGTTCTATATAGATATCTACAGGTAAAGGTTCTCCTGATTTTAATATCTCTATTGCTTGATATTCAAGTTGTTCCATGATTTCCTTTCATTATACCTAGAGTGGCACAAAAGAATTATTAACAGAAAAAGTACTTAGATCTCAGTACTTCGTGAATATTAAGATTACCCTGCTTAGGAGGCTCAGGAACTTCATCCAAAACTTCCAAAGCAGCTTTCCGAAAATCACCTAGAACATCATTCTTTGTATACATGTCCACAAATGCTTTTCGTAAAAGTCTTGCTAATTTAGGAGTGTTATGAGCATGAGTTCCATAGCTGTCATGGATCATGGCATAACTATTTATATCCTCCTTGTTACAAAGATGCACAGTCAGAGTCAATGCTGAGGCATCCAGAGAGTGTACAAAGTTAGGTGCAGATCCATTAACCGATCTAGTCACATCTATCTTCCTTCCATCTTCCTCATATATTACAGGCTTCAACAGTTTACCATCAATGGTAGTTTTAATTCTTCTCCATTTAAATGCTCTGTAGTGCTGATAGATATAGAGTCCTGTAGGAGTCCACCAGATAACAGGATAACCACACTTGGAAAGCTCAGAACTTACGTTTCTGATCCATGTCATAGCTTCTCTGGCAGAGACTACAACTTCTCCTATGGCATTCCAGACTAAATTAGTAATCCAGTTAGTATATTTGATCATGTGTTCATCATCACCTAAAGGAAAAATAAAACCTTTTCTGAGTTGATCAGATACATACTCTTCTACATAAACCATAGCAGAAAATCTAGTTCCACCATAAGGAACAACCATTACAGGTCTTTTAGTCATCTTACGATTTATTAATCCAGAATCAAGCCACTTCTTAGCCATTGGATCATCTAAATCAGCAAGCTTAGTACATTCCCGAATAACTACATCAGCAACCTCCTGATATATGTCTTGAGGAGTCTCTTCTGCAGTAAGATTTGTTCCTTTACCTCCTATAGGACATCTCAACATAGCTGAATAATGTTGTAAACCATTGTTAGAGCCATCTAAAGCTATCGGGAGATGACTTATATACCCTAAACCCTTTCTTTTCAATGTAGCCCATTCTAAGCAGAAAGCAAAGAACAACCAAGCATCATCAAATTTAGTCCACCAATCATAATCCAGACCAAGTTCTGCAGATTTGATGATATTTTCCTCATTATCCAGAACCCATTTGATTCTTTCTTCAAAACTTACCTTATCTACTCCTGCACAATTAGCACCATGAATTGCAAGCCAATCTTTTTGCTCCTCATTCTCGATTGGAAGTCCTTCTCCAAAAGTAAGTAGAGCTTTTGCAGGTTCAGTACCTTGTGGAGTTAAAAAACTACTTACTGTATATTTTCTTCCTCTAAAGTCTGCTTGGTAAGGAAAATAAATCTGATCAAAATCCTTAAATTTTTCTGCAAGGTTGAGAGTCCTCATAAACTGAAGGATCTGAGATTTTCTCCTTATGTTTTCTTCATATACTCTTGTAGCATTTCCTTTCCATTTTTTAAATTTTATTTTTGTTTCTTCATCCATGTCCTGTTTTTTCAGGTCTTTTGGGATTCCACTTGGAGGCAGAGCTAATTCACCACGATGAGGCATTCCTCCTATTACTCTTTCCTGTTCCCATGCTTCCTTCATAACAGTTAGGACTTTGGAATTAACTTTCCATCTGGTTTCCTGTAATGAATTAACACATTCAAATTCAATATCCATTTTATGATAAGGTAACTCAGACTTCACATTCTTGTGAGTTTCCTTAATAAATGGTAAACGATGAGATAAATAACCTCCATTACTAGGATTAGTCCATTTCTTAGGCGTAGTGACCATAGGAAGGTAAGCAGGAGAAAAAAGCTCGCCTTTTCTCATAATGTCCTGAATCAGATCTAAAGTGGCCTGAGTAGGAACAAGAGTATAGGAATTATACTTTTTTCCTGAAGGTCTTGAAGAACCTAACCTAACTAAACCTGTAGATCTAATTATCAAGTCTATCATAAGCTGACCTACTTGAGTTCTTTCTATTTTAGACCAGATAGGTGCTTCTTCTCCCATTCGATAAGATGCAGATCTAATTAATCCATACCTTCTGTAGTGTCGAGAAGCAGAGATCTTTCCAATCTTATCTACAAGACTTTGAAAATATTTTTTATCTGTTTGTTCCCAAAAGTTAAACCTAACCTGATCAGATAAAGCTTGACCTATTTGGTGAGAAAGATTTACTAGTTTTTGGGAATGAGAGATACCATCCATCATAGCTCGTAAACTTATAAAAGCTGCTACATCGTTGTCCAGCATTGCTAGGAAAGGACTTGATGCTTTCATTCTTCCTGGTTTTGAAACCTCCTCCTTTATGTAAGTGTGAATAGCTTTACTTAGAACTACAACTGTTTTCTTCATGAGTAAGATGCCATGTAAGGTAATGGATTCTGTACCTTTCTGTTTTGCTTCTCTTACTTGCTTCTGGAACTTCTCAATTCCAGTATAAACCATTTCTTCTTCTAAAGATTTTTGAATCTCAAATATGTTTCCTTCCATTTAGAACTCCTCTTGTTTTATTGTTATAGAATTACCTTTCATTATATTATAAAATATAACGAGAAGCATTACAAGAATTCCTGATAAAAATCCAAATCCAAAGATACTGAAAAATACCAATAGATCTGGAAGTATTAAGAACCATCTACCCATAAGCGTTTACCTATTGCTTCAATTACTGGTAAAGTCACGCTATTACCAGCCATTTTAAAGAGTTGACTATCTGATATGCCTAATTCCTTTCCCTTCTCATACAGAGAGTCTGGCGCACCCTGAAGCCTAAAGAATTCTAAGGGTGTGAGCCTTCGTAGTACCTTTCCATCAAATATAGATTGCTCTATACTTTTTCTTGTGGTCAATGTTCCTACGATAGGCTCCTTTTTTGGAACAATTACTTTTCCCCTTCTTGGAGAAAAATCTTTTCCAGTTTTTGCTTTGTGTTCTTTCCTGATATTCTTAGCCTCATCTGATCTGACTTCAGTAAGAACAAAAGGTTGTCTGTTACCTCCAGAACATGAGTTAATAGTAGGTGATATTCCTTTATCAGAATAAACTCTATCATTTGAATGCTTAGGTTTATTGAGTTGAAGAATTGTCATTCCACTATGGTTTCCTCCTGTGTGTCCTCCTGCACTTATTGTTCTAGCAACTGCGGTTTTTGCTGACTCCGACTTGCAAGAGTTCTCGTTAGTTTCTCCCATGAGAGGAAATACTTTGGGTCTGGATTTGTTTCTAAGATATCCGATAACGAAGACTCGTTCCCTGTTTTGTGGGACACCATGATCCTTGCTGTTAACAGTTTGCCATTCCGCATCGTACCCCAATTCTGAAAGCCTGTTGAGCATGGAACTAAAAATTTCTCCTTTCCATTTGCCAGACGATAGAACTCCTTTGACTTGTTCAAGAAAAAGAATGCGAGGTTTTTTAACTTGTATGATTTTGCAAAAGTGTATAAACAAGTCACCGCCACATTTGGTTTGATTAAAGGGATCTTCTTTCCTTTTTCCAGCGATACTGAACGCAGGACAGGGTAGACCTGCACAGGCAATGTCGAAATCTGGCAGGATACTTGGGTTTTCTGCAATTTTTCTGATGTCTCCATAGTTTTTGCTCTCATAATTTCCTCTATTAGTATAGTTATCGATTAAGGCGAACTCTTCAGCCAGCCAATTACTCCATTTATCTACTTCTGCATGACCTACTTGTTCATGTCCTGCTTGTCTCATGCCTAGTCCAAACAGGTCTACTCCACTTGCGAATGAAAAGAATTTCATTTAGTTCTCCTTATTTAAACCATTCAGGTTGTTGAGTGTTTTTCCACTTACACATATAAGCTTTTTCCACATTATAATAATTTCGATACGCTTGAACTGTATCATCACATTTATGCTCATCAGGCATACATTGAGGAGGTCTTTTAAAACCTTTAAGCCCAATATTTATAGGATGCTTGGATAAAGGCTTTAACAGTCTCTCTGTTGCGTGTGATTTGTTATATCGTTTAGTATACTC